TTGTCAACAATAGAAACCATTTTAGCTCTAGCCGTTGAGCCTCTTGTGGCTCCAAACCCTAGCTCTTTGCTTACTTTGTCGAAAACCCTACCGCCGATGGTGGACGTAGCAAGCGGTATAAGCTCCGTCAGGTTTGCGACCGTTTCTTCAAGAGCTGGATAAGTGGCGCGCATCCTTTGAAGGCTGGTAAACACCTCACCACGCTCTTGAGCGTCGGTTTTAGCCTCTGCAATGGCTGCGTCAATTTCTGGTTGAATTGCCAGTTTAGCGTTTAGTTTGGCGGTTTCTTCTGCGCCTTTTATTTCAGCTTGAGAACCAGCAACCTGACTCGTTAATTCTGGATCGCCCGCTATTCGCTCCTGTGCAGACGTTGAAGCCCTTGGGTTTAACCCCAAAGCAATAAGAGCTGATCCGCTAACATTAGGGTCAGCGCTTCTACTGTCCTGTAAAAGCCTGTTACGCTCTTGAATTGACGAGGGAAGGCCGGAAATTTGTGAGGATAAAGCCAAGGAATCAGCTTTAACCCCTGCAATATCACCCTGTCTAGCTCTTAACAGTTCTTCAGCTAGATCCTGACTATTTAAACCAGCCTGATCAGCTTGAGCAATAGCGTTCTCTAGCGTTGGGATAACTTGATCGTCACCGATCACAGAAAGTTCTTTAGCAACTTGAGATTCAAACTTCTGTTTAGTGCCAAGCTTTTGAAACTCTATTAGCTGGTCTTGTCTGTCCTGATTCTGCTGGTCAATGTTCGACTGTCTCTCCTGCTGGAATTTAAGCAAACGATTCTGTTTGATATCCGTTCCAATCTGACCGATAGTGTTACCCAGTCGGTTTAATTGATTCGCCCCGCCTTCTGCAATAAGTGATAAAACCATTAGACCCCAAAGCCTCCTACATTTCCGGCGGTTAGTGCTGTTGTGCCTAAATTGAGAAGATTATTAAAGCCCGCCGTTCTAGCGTTTGCCGCGCCAATCTCACCCGCTGCAAAAGCATTCGCACCGCCGAGCCTAGCATTAGCTACGTTAGAGTCACGATTACCGCGAAGATTGATTAAATTGTTTGTATTGGTCGGGCTGGATAGAGCAAACAATCTGTTTAAAGCCCTATCCTCTGCGCCGAAGTCGGCATCCCTTAAAGCTAATAATCTCTGCCCTGAGAGCGACTTACCTGTCGGTGAAAAAGACTTATTAATCGTTGAGATAGACTCGTTTAAATCCTGCTGAAAAACAGGGTCATCACGCACCGATGTATTCCCTCGAACAACATCAAGTAAGCGATTCGCAGCAATAGTCTCGCTATCAATCCGAGGCTGTAAAAGCTCGCTATTCGCATCAAACGAAGTCCTAAATTCGCCGATATTTCTATTATTGGCTTCGCGGATTTCTCTAGCGCCGCGCCTTGCAGCTTTCGCAGCGTCAGAGCCTGTGATTGAACCTAAAAGTCCCATTATGTCACCGTATGCACTGTCGTATTTGAACCGTCTACCCAAGGGGACGTTAGATCACCGCCACCGCCCCATAAAATTCTATTGTTTGTCACGTCTTTAATTGGCTTACCTAAAGATTTGTCTCGATTAGCCGCCGAGGTTGAATCCCTCAATTGCGCCTGTGTGTACTCTGGCATTCTGCTTGAACGCTCAAGGTAGTTGGATAGCTCATCACTAACCAAGCCCTCAGCACTTAATACAGTGACTTTACCGAGCGTCAGCACGAATCAGCCTAAAAGGTGCGTTTGCATGTGCCCGCCACTGAAGATAAGTGGAGGGAGCCGAGGGGAGTGAGTTCCAATCAAGTCTTTTCAGGGTTTGCCCCTCTTTGCCTAAAGTCTTTCTAGCCCAGTTCGTCCAATCACCGCCCTCTGGAGACCATCGGATCTCAAAATAATTTTCATCAGCGTTATTGGGTGTAATACCCATCTCAGCGGTCATTTCAAGGCGATTGATTGAACCTTTACCATCAAAGAAGATAGGCGGTAAAACCCCTTCACGAATAATAATGTCGCCAGCGTCATCGCCGTGATCTAGGGATAAGTGGTATATCTTGCCGTTGCGGTAATCAGAGACTAGGTTTTTCCCATACACATAAACGTGTTGGGCTGCGTAGTGCCTGCCGTAGTTCGACCGCTTCTCATGCCACCATTGGGTAGTAAAGTCGTAAACTAGGGTCAAATCAGCGAAGGAAACCTGATAGAACGTGTGGCCCTCTTCGGAATAAATAAAACCTTCACCGTCGTTAATGGCGGTTAAGAGTGATAATTGATACTCAACCTCTGGCGTCGAGATCGCGATAGGCTTACCACCTGTCGAGGCGTAAATTCTGCGATTGCTCGTCACCCAAACAATGTAATCCTCGTTAGAAGCAACGGAAAGCCGAGCGCCGCAGCCAATGTTATATTTACCGTTTGAGTATGGATTCATCGGGAATGCTTCGCCGCTTAAATACCAGACCTCTACAGTTTTAGTCCCAAAAAGCCATTGATTGCCCTGAAATTGATGATTGGCTATATTTATATCAGGATCACTCTCGCCTGTGGCGAAATCGAGCGCATCAAAGTCCGTTGCATCTTGAAAAGCAGAGATAAAGAACTCACCCGTACCATCAGCAATAAACGAAATATACTGACCGATAAAAGCGCATGATGTTGATGATAGATAATCAGGGTCAGATATTTGTGTAACTGTATTCCCTGAGAGGTCGTAAACATACCCATCCCCTACGGGGTAAACGATCTGTGTGCCGTTGTCGTCCACTTTAGGCTTGGTTGTTGTAGGTATTGCGCCTGTAATTGCTGTGGCCACACCCGTCGCAGAAACGCTGTAGAGCGTCGTTCCAGCCAAGGCATACAAAACCCCGTTAACCTCATGTAACGAGCGTATAGGGTCGCTCCCGAGGTCTGCGAACTGCTTTAGCCCTGCCGTACCTGCGAGAGAAGCATTGCTCAATTTACCTTGATGTATCTCAGGGTAAACATTGACTAAAAGTGACGGTGATATGCGCCGATTTCGCCCCTGAACACCTCGGCCGATTAACGGTAACTCCATTAGAAATAAATCCCTTCTAGCGGTTCACCGTTGTAAGGTATTGAAGCCTGTCGCCTCAACGTCTTTTCGCCTAAAATCGCACCCTCACGAAGATTGGCTAATTTGATATCCGATACTGTCCGATTCCTGCGGGCTAACTCATAACCCAGCAATTGAGTCGCCGCATTCTCAGCACGCAAAGGAATGTTCTCCAGCTCCCACCGAACAAGACCGTCATCGATCCATTCTTCGTGGAGCAGGACAAGTAAATCGTCTGCGTTATTCGTCACATTACCGTCTGCGGTGTTATACGCATCGGCTTGCTCTGCAAGGAATAAAGCGTTGTTTCTTACTGTAATCTTTGACATAAAAGAAAAGGGGGCTTGCGCCCCCTAGTTCCGTTAGTCGGCAGCAGCGCCGAAGTAGCCAGTTACAATGCCGTGATCTTTAAGGTCAGCGGTATCAGTAGAGCCAGACCCGAAAACCATTTTCTCAATACCTCGGATCTCTTCTACAGCACAACCAACCTTATCGCCGTAGTCGAACTCTTCAGTCTTAGTAGTGGATTTCTTAGCATAAGCAACACCAATCGCCTGAGCGCCACATAAGTAAGCAGGTGACACAGGAGCACTAGAAGCACCAACCGTTCCCAGAGAAGCAATATCTGGAATCTCTTTGATGATCACACCATCATAAAGAAGGTCGCCCGCAGAGAAGATTGGATTATCACGACCGCGCGTCCATGCTTCACGATTTGCCTGAGCAATAGTCGTATCAGCTTTTAAGTCGCGGAAGCAGCGTGTGTCTGTGTAGAGTACAAACCAACGCTCATCTTCGTTAACTCGAACTGGGCGGATCTTAGGTGAAGCAGAAAGAGCCATTCGGCGCAATCTTGAAACGCCCGCAGCACTCAAGGTCATTGCCGCAGTCACAAGACCTAGATCAGCAGAGTGATCTGTTCCCGAGCCTACGCCAGTACCAAAAAGAACGCGATCAGTATTGTCAACCAACCAAGCGTTTCTTTGTGCTGCATTAGAACTGCTGTAAGCAACGCCATTGATCATGCCCATTGCAGTGATAATATCGTCTCGAGTTTTTTCCATCATCCAATCCATAAGGACTGGTTTGGCCGCATTACGAAGATCCAGCGCCGAGTATTGCTCGTCGATCTCAGCAACCCGCACAGCGTTACGAATCTTATTAACAACCAATTTAAATGAGCGTGAATCCAGTGCCTCCTCATTACCCTCAAGGGTAGAAGAACCAGTGACACCAGCGCCCGTTAGTCGGTTGATCAAAGAAAAGGTAACAGAGTCGCCTTTCTTTTTGGTCAAGTCAGACTTCATCTGAATGATGTTGTTTGGAGATGTTCCCATCTCACGCTTGAAGCGGTTAGCCTCAAGGTACTCTTTGAAGAACTTTTTGTCCCAATTCTGCTGTTTCAATCCAGCAGCTACAGTTGTATCAGTCATTAAAATATCCTCTGGGCGTCATCACGACGTGCCTTGGAAGGTGTACGCCTCACGGCGTTCGGATTAGCCCTATCGATTAAAAGTGGTTTCGAGTGGATCAGCGACCTCGGGAACTGTTCCCGCTGTACCGCCTCCCCGTTGGTTTGCAAGTGAAGGTGTTAACGTTGCGTCTAGCTTGGCTTGAGCGTCTAATTTGGCTTGCTCTTGTGAAAGCTCGCCTTGTAATTCCTTTTTCAATTCTTCCTTTAGCTCTGCGCGCATCTTGTCCATATAGTTTGGGTCTTTTAGCTTTTCCAGCTCCTGATGATCTTCGTACAACTTGAACGCATGACCATAAGGATCAACATGGTTTAAAGCCTCTTGACCCAAACCCTTCTCAGCTAGAAATAACTCAACTTCAGGCCATTTCTGTTCAAAATCGGCGTGCTTTTGGCGCGCGTAATGCTCAGAGATGTTGGCTCGCTCGTTCAGTATTGCTTGCTGTACATCGGTTTGAATGGACTTGACAAACCCTTCTTGATTTTCCAAAACATCTGGAATCTCTTTAGGGGTTTTAGAGAGTTCTTGTAACTTGGCTTCAAGCTCTTGAACTCGCTTAGCACTTTGCTGTCGCTTTTCACGCTCATCTAACAATGCGGCAATGGGTATCTTTCCTTCCTTCTCTGGCTCCGCTGTCGAGCCTTCTGGTTCCACCTCTTGGGCGGTCTCAGGTTCAGCCGTTGACTCCTCTACTGTCGGCTCCGCTTCTGGCGTTGCCTCTGCCGTTGGTTCGGCTTCTAGTGTTTCAATAGGATCGTCATCTAAAAAGTTTTCTAGTTCACTCATTACCTTTCCTCGACCATTGCGGTTGTCGTCACCTTTAATCGACCGATGCCCGTCGTCAGCTCTTGCCTCACGGCAATAAACAACCACACAAAGGTGGTTAATTCTTAAATTATCTAACTACTAAACAGAGGCATTTAATAAAACTCCAATACCTGCTTTTGCAGTCTCGTTTTGTATCATCTGCCCTTCAGCGTCTGCGTTGTCCTTATTCGCCTTGGCTTCCTTGCTTTGAATATCAGCAATCGCGGTTAACTTCTCTAACTCCTTAGCTTCTTGGGCCTGTTGTACTTGCGCTTGTACCTGCTCTTGTTGCTCGGGAGTGCCGCCCTTCAACCGCTCAAGGATTCGATTTTTATTCCTAATGCTTGACGCCTCAATGATCATCTCAAAAGGTATCGCATCAGGGTTAGCTTGTGCAAGATTGGCTAGTAGCTCGAATTGCTCTGATTGAATATTCACAGTATCAGGCACATCTTCGAGAATAATATCTAGGCCAAGCTCTGAGGTGGGGTTCTCAATCTCAACCACTTGATTAAGACGGGGGTCACCTTGTAGCTGAGCAATAATCTCCTCACCGCCCTCTTCTTGCATTAACTTCTCAGCAGCCGTAACAGGACGATTTAAACCGATGAACTTCAGATTCTTTTCATCATCAGTAACACGAATCCATCGCTCTTCATTCCAAAACTGTTTGACCCTTGCCCATGCCTGACGATACATGCGTTTCTGCCAGTCTCTACCCTGATCAAGCAAAGGCGTTATCTCTAGCGTTGCGCCCTGCTGTCGTGCCTGTAAAGCCCTTCCAGAAAGATTGCGAGGCTCATCACCTGTTAGGGAGGGATTTAATACACTAGCTTGGGCTGATCTCTTGGCTTCCTCTAAAAGTGCCAATTGACCTTGAGCGAGATCGTTATTGTTATTGATTTCAAACTCAAAGCCTTTATTCCTGACTAGCACGCCATCAGCCTTCGCCGCTTCCCGTCGTGCTTTAGTGACATTATCAACCGCACCAGCTTCCATGATGATCTGGCGGGTATTTAACAGGTGTAAGGCTCTTGATCGCCGTGAGTTAATCTCCCTTTGGAGTGGCTTTAACTGCCTTACAACCCCATAAGGGTTGTTGTCCCGATCCAGAAACGCCCTAGCAGTCTCAATAGGGTTGGAAGGTTCGCCATCTTCGTCTAAATAAGGTGAAGGATGGGGATCGACAATAAAGCCATTCCCACCCGTAAATACACAGCGATGCCAGCCCTTATCGTTATAATACATCTCGATGATCTTGACCCGATTGCGGCCAGCGTCATAATAGCTGTCCTCTGGGCGATCTTCGTGAACCTCACCATCTTCGCTATTCTCAAACAGCGACTCATCGGCATTAGGATAAAGGGCTTTGGCGTCGTCCTTATCCATCCATAACGCAACACCATCGTATTTCTTGTCCTTGCCATCTAAGCGCCGAGAATGCTTATCAATGAAATATCGGTCAAAAGGAATTGCAGTCTGTGTAATCTCGTATTGATTGCCCTTTTTAACAACTTCAGTGATTGCAGCCGCTTGACCCTCAATATAAATGTAATCAGAGACCTCAGTTTTAATCTGATCGAAATTATTGTTATCAGCGATAAACCTTAACGCATCAGTGGCCGCCTCTGCCGCTCCCTCATCGTTAGGGTTGCGCGGGAACCCTTTAATATCTGTTCTTGACTGGATCTCAAAACCTTTCAGAGAATCCACAATACCCTTAACGATATTATCAACCACAGGCGGCTGGTTACGGCGCTTCAGCTCTTTTAGCTCATCGCTTGACCACTGCTTACCGTCTTTAAAATCACGATCCTCTTGAGCGTTTAGAACGGTCTCATAGGATTGCGTAACGGTGTCTTGATACCAGTCTCTAGCTGTATCTACACTGATCATATATAACCTGATTCTTCGTCATCGTCATCGAATGCCTTATCCCATTTAGAGGGCTGTTTTTTCGGTACTGGAGGCTCGCTGGATGCGCCAACCATTAAATCTATCGCCAGCCCTATCAACGCGCACACGTCTACCGCGTCATCGTGTTTACCCGCTGGAAATGCACATAATTGATTGATAAGCCGATCACCCCAATCACCATAGGGAATGTAAACCTTGCCCATCGAGGCCCTAGACCTAAAAGCCTGAGCCATCGCTGTCTTATCTTTAGTCCTTGCGATCCATTCGTGATGACAGTAAACGCCCCGTTCATTGGCGCGCTTGTTCAGCATCGGTTCGATAGACTTCTGAATGACCCCTTTTTCACCGTAAGAGGTCAAAGGCTTGTGTTTTTGGATAAGGTCTAATAATTGCTCTATCCACACGTCAGGTGTTGCCTGATCGTAATACCAGTCGAGCGCGTACAGGTTTGAACCTGAATCAACACCCCATACACCAAACTCAGTAAAATCCCCCTCACCCTCTGAAACTGCGTAATCCGTTGATAGGTACTTACGGGTATCAGGTGCGTCTTTAAGGTGGAATCGCTTGAACCAATGCCGATGGAAAAACGTACCCTCTTCCGGTACAGGGTTTTGTTGATAAAGCGCCGACCAGTCCCTAGAATCTACCGATGACTTCAGCTCATACAACGCTTTAAGGTCATACCATTGAGGCCATAACGCCTTTTCATTGGGCTGGCCTTCGTTCTCAATCGCCTTTAAGGTGACTCGATGCCACTGCTCACCACCTTGCTCTTGCTTGGCAATCAATCGCCCTGCTAAATCGTCCTCGTGCCATCGCGTGAGAATCAACACAATCGCACCATTGGGCATTAAGCGAGTTCTCAGGGTTGAGCTATACCACTTCCAGACCGACTCTCTAACAACCTCTGAGTCAGCCTCCTGCCTATTCTTGAATGGGTCATCAATTAACGCTAAGTGAGCACCACGACCCGTAATAGCACCACCAACACCAACAGAGACATAAACGCCCCGCTTGTTGGTATGCCATCGACTAGCCGCCTTAGAATCCTCTCTAAGCGATACATCAGGGAATAAACGCGAATAAGAAGGATCAGAGACAATACCCCGAACCTCCCTACCAAAATCTGCCGCAAACTCACCCGCGTAGGTCGATGTAATAATCTGCCTGCTAGGATTCCTGCCAATGTACCAAGCCGGAAACCTCCTAGACGCTAACTCTGACTTCGTGTGCCTTGGTGGAGCCTCAACCATCAACCGCTTAATATCACCGCGCTCAACAGCCTCAAGGGCTTCTGCTATCTCCCTGTGGTGATCAGAAGGCTCAAACTCAGGGAATGTGTACTCAGTGAAACTGAGGAGATCCGTCGTCGCTAGATCCCTCGTCACCCTCTCCTTGTTGACTAAGGACAGCAGTTGCGAGGCTTGCGAGTTGCTCAAGCTCATCATTAGACATATCTTCTACGCTTTGCGCTCTTTGGGTCACTTCAAGCTCTTTAGGACAGAACGTCGAGATAGCCCTTAAAGTATCTAGCGGCTTCTCCTCAAGCTGTTCTTGTATGATCAGTGAAAGTGGACGCCCTTTCTGCTCTAAGGCAAGTGCAGCCCTTTTGAATGCCCCTCGTATCATCGGAGCAACGTCTTTGCTACCTGCTGGCCTTCCTTTCTTACCGGCCATTTCTTTGCGCTCTATCTATTTGATTATTATAGGTTTTCATGAGTAGTCTTTTAACGTGTAATCAGGATCTATTACCTTGATCTCTATATAACGAACCCTGATAGCTCCGCTGGTGTCTGTGGTTTTACATTGAATGAGTGCTTTGTCCGATTTAGGGTTGGCAACGGTAATTTGTGCAATGCCATCCTTAGTGATTTGATTGGTTAATGTGGCTGAGCCGTATTTAACTGACCATTCAACCGTAGTGATAGAAGCGCCTCGATCCGTAAGGGGTCTCGAAAAGTCTATCTGGTAATCAATAGACTCTACATCATATTGAGTGTGATAGAAGTATTGTGAGTCTCTATCCCGATCAATAAACCGTCTCCCTGTGTGGTTTAGTGTCTGAGATGCGCCAAGTTCGTGCTGAATGGTTAGCTCAGGACTTGGAGCAACGCCATCTGTGAGGGTTACACCCGTTCCCGTAAAGTCAAATCTCACCTCAGTTTTTAAAGGGTTGGCACTAGCTACACCGCCGCTGTTCTGGTCAAATGTATAGCCAGCCACTTTAACTGATAGGTTTGGGGGGAAAACAGAATTACTCGGTGTGTCTACATCCATACCCGTGGCGTTTGGGTCAAATATCAAACGGAAATAGTCAGAGTCAGAGTTATAGTTGATCTGGGTAATATCTACCGTCGATCCATCTACAGTTGAGGTGAAACGGAACGCAGCCCCGCCAGTAACACCCCAACCGATAACGTCGGGGTTGCTTGTGGCCGCCTCTGGTAAAGCCTTAACCGTTAAAGTCATTCTGCGAGGTTGTTCAACTCAACGTATAAAGCACCCGTCACAGTAATATCAATCGTGCTGTTAGGAGATGTTTCTAGTAGAACGCCTCTATTTGTGGGTGCTGAGGTGAACTCTCTTAAAGTGATTACACCGCCATCCTGCGCGACCTTCTGGATCTTTACGCTAGATGGGAATGTGTCACCATCCTTACCTAGACATATCTCAGAATAACGCCCTTCTGTTTTAAACCGATCAGGCAGACTTCCCGCCCCTGTGAATGTGTAGTATTGATCCATTGTTAAGCCCTCAATAATCTGCTGTCATCTGTTAATAGGTTTTGATCGATTAGACCTTCTATGTTTGAGCCGCCACTTGCGGCACTTGAATCTGTCCACGTTACATCGAACTCTATTTGTTCAGAACTGATAGCTTGGCCCCAATTTAAGGAACCGTCGCTGATTGTCACAACATTACCATACGTGCCTGTAATGGGCGGCTCTGTCGTTCCCGCTGTGCCTGCGCTTTCTGCGTATAGCTCTATATCTGCATCAATCGACCGGCGGCGATCACCAATAGAAATACCTGCTTCGCTTGCTGTCCATCTAGCAACGGTAGGAACTAACGCCAAATTTGAACCGCCAAAATACTCTGACGCACTTCCGCCCGAATAGCGATAAGTTCTTACTGTTACACCATATAACGTCACATCTTCCGCATGCGTTAAATCGCTAGAACTTAACGTATAGCCACCGTTTGAAATCGTAAAATCAGGGGGAAGCTGCGCCACTCTATCTGCAAGCGTTGTAGCTGCGCTGGTAATATCGCCCTCACCCACTAAAACAGAAAAAACCGGCCCTCTATTACCTGTCGGGCCTGTGGCTCGATTGGCCGCGCCAACAATAACGCAAGCCACTGTGCCGTTATTTCTCTGCAACGGATGGTAAACGCTGCCACCTGCAAGCTGCTGACTTGTACCGCTGCACAATATACCAATACCATCGAACGTGCCCTGCTCGCCTAGCACGCCTCTAATTTTGTCTCTTGCCATTGTAAAAACTCCCGCCAGCGGTAGTGCTCCGCCTACTGCACTAATTGCTGTCGTAATTGTGTGTAATGTAACAACTTCGCTGCCGCGCTGGTCAACCTGATACGCGCTCATTTTACCTGATTCGCACACAACCGCCGCATAGGCGAACCGATACAAATCATTCCCTGTCGTGTCGGCATCCAATGTCCAGCTTGGATTGCTGGTTATATTTGATACGGTGTCTGTAATGCCTGATACGTTAACGGTTAGCGAATCCCAATCCTCACCCGCATCCGGTGTTTCTGATAACGAAATTGGCGAACTAGGCGACACACCTAACTGCATGAATTTTGTATTCTTTATCGCGGTCGGTATATGCCAATCTCCCGCTATACCTAACAGCGGTTTTGATAGACCGGCAAATGTCGTATTGTAAATGCCCTTAATCCACTCAGCATTGCGCCGCCACAATCCGTCACGATTACCGCGCCCTACACTCCCAAGCTCTTTGGGTAAAAGTAAAAGCACGTTACGTCCGGCTGCTTGCTGTGTCGCAAGCTGTGCTTTTAATGCTGTATCGTTAGCATTGCCAAGCGGTGATTCTGTAACTCGTAGGTTATTACCTGAACCGTCTAAATAATGCGTACCCGCTGCATTCAATTGTATGTAGTTGTTGTTAACAGGGTTTAGGCTGCTTTCTGTCGTAATGACGTTTAAATCTTGGCTGGTGAAAAAGTCCCAAGCTATGACCGAAGTATGGCTGTCTAGGTCGTATTTCCAGCTTAAAGGTATGTAGTCGTCTGCATCATAATCAGGATCAGCACCCGCGCTTGCCTCTAGCTGGCGAACAATCCAAGGCGTTTGTGAAGTCGTGCTAATCGCTGCCGGTGAAAAAGGCGTTACGTACAAATCCCAAACCGACCGCAATAAACGCCAATACGTATTGGCCTCGATCTGGTTTGTGCGGTTTGTCGCGTTGGTAAAATCAGCCGGATTAAATGTCGCCGTTAAATAGGGATCGCCCGCCGCTGTGGTCATACCGTCGAAGCGTTGCCCGCCCGAAGCCGGATTAAATGCTAGTGACCACCACGACATGTCAAAGTCATTGAATACGTCATTATCGCCAATTACGCGGTAATACTCCGCACCCTGTAAGCAAGCATTAAAAACATCACGGCGTCTGAACGAATACTCATACCATAAATAAATCATTTGCTGTGCGGCGGTCGCGTTTCGGCTTTTGCTCGCACCTGCTACGGAGTTTGTGTAACCGGCATTGCTGCTAAACATGGGCTGCAAAGTAACCGGCGCATCATCACTAGTGTTTGTTAGTGTTCGCGGTGGCGCTTCATCACGTGTGGGCTGCTTTGTCAATCCCACATACACCGCATCGTCAATGTGAAACCAGTGTGTTGGCTGCTCTGCCAGCATCCTTCGCAATAAAGGCGCTGCACTCCCGTTAACCGGCGCAACCTGCGAAGTGATCGCGTTGTCGTCGGTGTCGCCTGTGTACCAATCCTCGGCTATGTTTTCGTTCAATAAAGTAGCTGGCGTACCATTACCAAAGCAGCTTGTCGCGGTAATTCGTGAGGCGCTAGACCTTGCAACCACCACAAAACCAAAAACTAGATTGCCTATATCATTTGCACCACTGGTAATCTCAAGCCGGTATGGATGCACACCCGCTGCAAGACTAGGCAGCACAAAATGCCGAACCATTCTTGCGCTATCTTCGTCAGGGTCTGTAATCGTTACCGATTGTGTATTGCCTGCAATGGTAAGCTGAACGGTTACTGAATCCGCTACGCCACCTGTAGCCGCCCAGGCGGTATCACTTGCCGCCCAATCTGTGCGGCCTCGGTATCGAATAGCGTTTAATTCTGTCGAAGAACGGCGGCCAAGCATAACCACTAGGGCGCGTGTAGTGCCTAGTAGCTTGCAATGCCTTGCGCTTACAATCGCCATTATTTAAACTCTACAAAAATCACTAGGTTTTAAACCACCGTCATAGTGATAAACAACTTGCACCTTTCTGCATATACCCAAAAAGCAACCCGTTCTAACTCGTATCAAATAGCTGACCCGCTGGCAGGAATTATCTTGTCCTGCTTTATAGCTGCACTCTGTCTGCCCTTCTTTGGGCTGGTGAAACCATGAGAATTGTATTCTGTTCTCTGGGTTGTCTTTGTCATAACCCGCCGCCTCTAAATCCTGCCTACCTGTCTCCAGATACCTGCAAGGCGCGTGCTCTGTCGGATATTCAACGAGCGCCTCTCCTGCGCAAGTTGCGCTTGCTAGAAGGGTTGCCATAGTTGCGGCTGTGAGCATTTGTTTTATAGCTGCGCCTGTCAATTTCATGGCTTTTATCCTGTCGAATCGCATCGACTTGCTGTCTGAATAAATCCGGACGTAATAGCTCAGGCATTACCTTGCTACTCTGTCACCTTGTCAAAAATCTGCATTAAAACGTCTTTAGTGTCTTTTACTTGCACTTCCATCCGGCCTTGCCTTGCTGCCACTTCTGCCAGTCCGGTGTGCATGGCTCTTTGGCGATCGTCAATGGCTTGTACTTGGTCGTGGATAATCTCTGTCTTTTGCGATAACTGGCCCATTTGCCGTTGCTGCTCCATCATCCACGAATGGCGGCTTGCGAGCTCTTGATCCATTTTTTTTAAGGTCGTAGTGAACTCGCTGTGCGTTACATACTCATTTGCCATGACCTGCGGCGTTAATTCTTTAGCGCCTAACAATACACCACTACCGCCGCCAGTAGCGATAATCAACCAAGCCCAAGGCGGCACATTAAAAGGGGTGTTTTCTGCCTTACTCATCTTTCTCAAACTCTCTATTTATCCAATATAAACAAAGCCAACCAAAAGCTTGATATAAAGCAAAAAGAACTCCAGCCAAAAGCAGCCCTTTTATAACAAACTCAACCAAAATACCACGTAATGATCTTTTTCAGACCATTCCAGTATGTATGCTCCAACCCAAAACGGCTAATATCCCGCCGGTACTCACGGCCAAAGCATCGATTGCGAAATGGAACGCTAGGCACTTTGTCACCGTCATTAATGAAATGATAGCACTTCTCTCGCATTAGGAGTTCTGTCGCACCGTCTTTGAATTTGCCCCAAGGCTTTGGGGAGTTGAATGTAATACAGGCCGTTACCCGATTGTTCAAAAGCGTCCAATTCTGAGCCACCGCGCCGCCGTAGGAATGACCGCAAACATAAACCTTATAATCTTGGTACTCCCTTACGATGTCGTCAAGCGTGTCTGAAAATTCCTGAGTCCGCTTAAACCATCGTTTATGAGCTTTAACAACACCCAAAAACCAACCACGAAAAGCGAAAACATTATCCACCCAATCATAGCGATCATTAGAGCCAGCAATGCCAACCCATATAATGCGCTCTGAGTGATCGTAGACAATGCGAAAGTCATCCTTGCGCTTGCCCTTCTCCACAGAGAAATCAGGGGCGTCATAGGCGGCTTTTGCGACCTCTAAGGCTTTGTTGGCAAGCTCGAAATCAATCATATTCCATATAATTTCGTTGTTTGAACAATAACCGATAAGAGCGTTTTAAGCTTGATTGAATAATCAGCCGCTAACTGCCCGTTCTCTATCCGCTTTTCCAATTGTAATCGAACATTCTGGATTAGTACATCTGCCAAGACTTGATCAGCTGGGTCAAGTGTTACCCAGTCAATATCTTCACGAACCTGCTGTTCTAAATTATCCAGAGAAATGGTCGGATTTTCATCAATTACCGCAACCCAGCCGGAAACCTTCTCGTTTACCCTCAAGGCTCGGGCTTGCACCTTCTCGGGGTCATTCGTCGCTGAAATATACTGTGTTGTTGCTACTCGTATAGCAATATCAGCCGTTTCTGGGTTGTTGTTGGCCCATTGTAAGGCTGTGCAGCCACTAAGCAGTACAGCAAATAAAACGCAATAAACGTATTTCATGAGAAGCATCCTCAAAGGTAGGAATAAAAAAGGCCGAATAACCGGCCAATGGAGATAAAACCAATAAAACAAACCCTAATAAAAGGGCACGGAGAATAGCTATGTCAAAGTTCATCTTCTTCACCAAAAAACCACTCATTCATATTCGGAAGGGGCTGTGCTTCTTCCATAGGCGGCGGAAGCGTCTTAGTCCAGGGTCGAGACATGCACGCATAACGCCACTCGTCCGCTGCGTGATCTTCTGCAGTTGTGTCCAAATCTTCCGGCCTGTCTGGGTCATGCTGTAGTGTTGGTATAGTTCGGATTGAATCGATGCAGGTGTCAAAACAATATAACATCGGGCGGGATCCATAGGGCTCCCCAAAATCTTCGCCTTCAATCCTTGCTCGCATAGCATCCCAGCCGCCCATTGCTCCATCTCTGCCAACTCGTCTGTTGTCAGCGCGTCGAAACGAAGCCCGACCTCCTGAGCCAATATTGATACGCTCTGCAAGCGAGGGGCCACCGTCTTGGGCAAAAGCAGCTGGATCGAGTACGCCATAATTAATCGTTTCCCCTAAATCCTTCCGAGCTACACCCTTTCCTACCTGTTCCGCTGTGAGCTTAAGGCCAACATTCGCCTGACCTTCTACGCACCCGTACCATTCGCGGTATCTGACAAGAGCGCCTGGAGGTAACCAACCACTATCTGTTCTTGTCCATTCACCGACAACCGCCCACCATCCAAAACTGAAAGGCTTGGCCGATCCCCAGTCGCCAGATCTAAATCTAAGCCAGTGTTCTGGAATGTGGAAGGGCTTGATAATGTTTTCTTCTGACCACTTATCAAAGTAAGCCCCTTCGATCGCTGTCCAGTCTCCTTTAAGCCACGCATCAACCAATTTCTCCGAGCCGACCAAATACAGCCGGTTTATATACTCGGGATCTGCTGTCATTAACGCTTGATTGTTTTGTAGCTTGCTCGGAATGTAGACAAATTGATGCGCCGCCCCATTGGGTAAGATGCGCTTTGCCACCTTCATTCCCATAGGCGCCGGGTCGATATACCGCCGTTTTATCCACGTTTGTCCCGCTCCGCCTGGGTTGCCCGTAAGCAAGAGTTGCGTTGGCACACCCCGAGCACTTCGCAATATTCCGTGCAGTCTATCGATGGGCTCGGGGCTTGCATACTGGCCCGCCTCTTCGACACAACAATCTGAGACGTTTTGCCCTTGGTACTTGTCAGCGTCCCGAGTCCGCTCAAGAGGTCGGAAGCGAATCCGCCCACCTTCTGGGAATCGCCATGTCTTTTTCTGGTCATTCCACTCTGCACCCAGCGGGCCGTATATTTGATGACTTCTCTCAATCGCATCATCCAGCATCGGAAGCTCTTTACGAAAGAAGATCGCATTAAACGCATCCTTGTAACGAATAGCTTTGATTGCATACTTTCCCAATACTCCGTCAGTTTTACCGCCGCCCCTTGCGCCACCGTAGAATACTTCCGGTATTGGGCAATCAATGAGTGCTTTCTGTGGCCCCTGCTGTGGGCTCCATACTAGCGGCATATTGTTGTTCCCATGCGCTGGCGTCCATTGGCTGATCTGCTATAACTGCAGGGCTTTGGCTTACTTCTGCAACCATTTCAATGCTTTGCAAGTCTGGAAGGGCTTTCTTTAAAAGGATCTCGATTGCCCTTATCTGGGTTTGTTCCAGCTCGACTTCGCCATGTATATGTTTTTGAAGGCGGTTTATTAACTGACTCACCTGTATTTTTTGGCGTGTCTTGTCGTCATGATTGAGCTTTTTTCGTACTGCCATTAGAACTTACAAAGCCTCTTTCCGTCTCTGTTGTCGATATGAATCCAGCTTGGGTAGCAAATAAATGATATGTCTGGCAAATTATCGCGCACAAATCGTCCGATATTCTGAGGATCGCCGCATTTTAAATCCATTGCCCGCCCTCTGAACTTTTGCTTATGGGTTTTATCCACGAAAGGAAGATGAAAGGAAGCCGCCGCCCCGCCCACAGAGGCGTTGTGCTTGGGGCAGCGACAACCGGAACTGCAAGACGTCGGGCCCTGGTAGTCCCTAATCTTATCGGCCGCTTCCAAAACTTCTGGATCTAACTCATCGAACCCGCAACCGCAGCCGCAGGTATATTCTCGCTTTGAGAAGTATTTGCTCATTATTTATCGTATTCCCACCAGCCTTTCAGAGCGCCGTACTCCATGAGCTCACTAATTGCCTCGTCAAGATTTGGTGTTCCGTATTTTGCAGAAATTGAGCTTACAGCATGCTCTCTCTTTCGCATTCGCTTGAGCCTTTTAATCATTGATTCAATAAACGGCTTATCTTCTTCGGTTATCGGTGCTGCCATGTCTCCGCCTTTCTCATTGTTGCATTATACGCTAATTTACTCTTTTAACTCAAAAAGTTTTTCAAGCGTAGTAATCGCCTCACCTGATTTAACCATGCCCTGAGTACATCGATAAACTGTCCACCCGAGCACCATAGCCGCCCCGTATTTCTGGCAGTCTTTCTCTAATCCCTTCGCCGTTTGATGCCGGCCTAGTCTCATTGTGCCGTTGGCATTCTTTCCGAAGCTGGTTACCCCTTCAATCTCTACGGCTATTTTCTGATCAGGCCATGCAAAATCAAAACGCCAGCGCCGCTCAGGATGAAATTTAAACTCTATCTCTGGCTCCGGTAGCTTGTGGACTTTGATATGCCATGCAAACTCATCCTCTGCTTTACTCATCGATGGTAGCTCTCAATTGATAAAATAACATTTTCTGGAATTTCTCTGTCGTATCGGTCGGATAACTCCCGAAAAAACTGTTTTTCTTTGCTTTTTCTGTTTTTTGAGCTGTGAATCCCTGTAATCCCTCTATGATGCTCAGCACATAACGGAATGACCCACCATTGACCAATCTTTACTTTGTTATGGCTTCCCGTTGATCCTACGGCATGATGCAGCTCTGGAGGTTTACCGCACTCCATACAGCCTTGCATTGCTAACCAATTGTGGAAGCGTTTCTGTTCTGCTGTCGGGGCTTTACCGCGCTTCATCGACCGCCCCCAAAAGCTCCGCCAAGTAAACATCACACGCCCCTATAAGAATCGCCCACTCCTCTTCTGAATATTTAGTGGTCGATTTTAAATAAGGCCGCTTTTTGCCGTGAACGTCCGAGTATTTTACCTCAACTATCCCAAAATTCGCCTTTAAATCCGCTTTTAGGCTGTCTTTGTCGCGCTCGATCCCATCCTTTTTCTCTAGGGTTTCGGCTATCTCATCCCGTATGGCATGAAATTTGCGCCGCATTTTTTCTATTTTGCCATTGGTCAGAGGCTTTATTTCGACCTTATGCGGTGACTGTAGGTGTTGAATGTAACAAACAACCGCAGTAATCTGGTCTGCTGAAGCAATGTAGAAGGTTTCACTCATGACTTTAACCTGCGCGCCTCATCAACCGTAAATCGAATCTGATTTATGCGCCCCAAGTTGTCTCTATAATCACACACCAACTTAGGCCAACAAGACACACTATGATAAAAAGTCATCATTTCACTATGGCCGGTCACTATCATCGTTGAACCGATATACTCAAAACTGCTCCCTAAAGGGTAACTCTCTTTTAAAAATTGGAATCCCTCTTGCTTGTAGTCATTAATTCCTTTTTGCTGCTTGTTCTTTCTTAAAGCCCACATACTCGCCCCCGCAAATAGGAAAGTTACTCATGACAATCAATCATGTCTCTGCCAATCAGAAAGCCCCATGTGTCGAAACATTGCATTAATTTCGCAAATAGCTTGACCTCGATGCATGGCCAGCTCAGGCTCAATAATATTTGTTTCATATAAAGCGTTTTGAGCAGCAAGCAACAAGGCCGAAGTGTAAGCCTTCCTTTGTTGCGCATTCATACCCCTAGCGTCTAAGTTTTGCTTTCCTATCTCAGTTACCTTGTTCATATTTTGACCCTCATTTAAAATTAATTTAACCCTTACAATTAATCGCTCGAAACCGCCAGCAATGCTCAGGACGCCCAAACGGGCCTTGAACCGTTGCATCTAGCTTCTCAAGCACGCCCTCATCACTGAGGCTTGTCATAGCGCGCCGCACGCTGGTAATCGGTACAGACTCTTTGAATAGCTCCTGCCACACTTGGGAAGGGCTCTGCGCGCCTTTGCTTTGCCCCATGAATAGCGCAATAGCGTCATTCTGTCGAATAGCTTTCGCCTCATACTGGCTTAAAAGCATTCCCGCTGCGTTTGTGGTGTTGTAGTACATTATTTCGCCTCCAGTTTCACAACATTATCAGCCCAGCTTCTATCGGTTAAATCTTCAGTTAAAGTCCTTTGCCTAGTCGATTGCTGGCCGCGCTCTCGGGCTTTCCGCTCTTGGTAGGCCAGCTTTTTAAGCATAGGTACATACCAATTTTTAGAAGGATTGTGCGAAAATTCAGCATCTAGCACGCCCAGTTCTAAATTAAGATCCAAGTTCGGATAATTCTGCCGCGCCTTTTTAAAATCTTGCGCGTTTAGTTTGATTGTTTCGCCTTCCCACATGTACATAAGTTCGCCTCTCAAATTCTGTTGTTCGCTTCGTGTACTAATTCAAGCTCTACCAGCTCTTTAGCATTTTTCACCCGCTCGATCCGGAATCGCTTAACTTTCTGCATCACCCCATGACCAAACCACTCACCCCGCAGCTTCTCATTCTGACAATAGCGGTGAAGCTTCTTCTCTGCCTTCCTAGCGGCCGTTTCGTTATCAGCCACATATTGGCGCCAATAAATCCGCAGCGTCTTAGGATGGGCAGTCTGAAGGGCTTTCAGTCGCTTTTTAAGGTCACTTGAATAACCCAATTTAATCGCTTGCCCATCTCCAATCGCATACAAATAAAATCCTTTTGACGCCACCGGCTTCTCTTCGCTTTTTTTAACCAGTAATCGTGCAAAACTCCGCTGCTTCTTTGTCCAGCTCTTGTGCTCACCGTACCAATTAATAAGACCAATTATTGATCGTCTGTCATTGGCGTTAACCTTGGCCGCTGCCTCTAATCGCTCGATTAAAGCAAAATCTTTCCTGTTTATTAATTGATCTTTACTTTTCATTTGGGCATACCTATTCCCCTTTCCTAGCTTTAGGTCACTAGTACTGGGGCCCCCTATAAGTTCCATTAGCTAACCAGGATACAAGGCGCAGCATTGCCTGGATTTACTCTCAGTTCGCTTTAACGTAGTCGAGAGACTCTACCGGAATATATTAATTTAACGAGAAATATCACCGCTTCAAAGCTCGATCGCTCGGAAGGGTAGACAGTATTGTAGGCTATTGTATAATTGCTGTGCCGGTGAAGGCGTAGATATGTAGCTGGAATACTGTTTACCCGAATCGTGCTAGTCACACGTTCCGGCAATGTTTTAAGAATAAGCCCGTTTGTATTCATTTGCAAGCGGGTTTTTTCTTTATCGGGCCCAAGGATTCGGCCAAGGCTGATAAGTCGGCTTAATCAATGCCAGGGTTTGCTCTTGCTGCCCCTTCCCAATCCCGTAATACCAATTATATATACTGCCTGTTTGCTCCCAGTAGTAATCTTTAGGGCCGCCAGTTTTCTTTATGGGCGCGCCCTGTTCTAAGAAGTTATGGCAGACATCGGCTATTTTCTGCAGCGAAATCCCGCGCTTATCTTCCATTTCTCGGCGGATTTTCTTCTGGTGCTCCATGATGTCTTTTGTAGTTCCATCAGTCCAAAAGGCCGCGATCATTTCCTTGTTGGTCATTGTGTAAGCTTTTCTTGATGTCATTTTTTGCGCCTCTTTCAGTTAGTACATTATTGATTCTTAACCCGCCACAGCCTCTATCGGATATGACCCGTCAAACGCTTTTGAAAAACTCATATCAGGCATAATCAATTGATAGGGGTGCTTAGGGCTGAACACTGTATAGAACGCGCAGGTTTCTATTCCTGCCATCTTGACAATATCAACCATTTCGCTCAACTCGGTTTTGTAGGGAAGTCTCCAGTAAGACCCGCGCTCTTTGTCCACCCCCTTTCCAAATGCCTGAACGATCATCATTGACTGCGAGCCATACCTAGTAACAGTTTCTACAACGGCATCCCTAAACTTGAGATTCATCTTGTCGTAATAGGCTTGGTCAACATAACCTCGATCACGCCTAACAGCATAGTGACGCATTGCTGGCCTTACACCTAGATAGTCCATGATCATTTTCGGCGTGTCTTTGCGGTCATCCTTAACGCCATCAAAGGGGTCGCCGCTTCTGCCGCTTCTTAATAAATCCTCGCCTATGATTGAACAGTAAATAGGGGTCTGACTGTTATCACGGATATGATCTATCTGGATCTTGGCCTCAATCGCTTCCTCAATCGTGTCAGGCTCATCGTCTACAAACACGCCCTTAGTTGCTTCGTGGTCGTAAACATCACTGTAACGCCAGTAAGCGTGCATATTGCCCTCAAGGTTATGGGCATTGTTAACGTGAAAGTAAAACTCTAAACCAAGCTCAAGACACAGATCGGCAAACCACACAGCCACAGTCGGGTCAAGGTTCTTGACAGATTGCGGTCGCGCCTTAACACAGTCAAAGCCTACCGTTTTCAACTGCCGTAACCTCGGCTCGATGAACTCCTTAATAGACTCGTTAGAAGTCCACCTTTGGCCGCTGGGGTCACTGATAAAATCAGCGTTAAAGAATGCCAGTTTTTTCATGGTTGCTCCTAAAAAGGAATGTCGTCGTCCCAATCAGCTCCCGCCTCTACAGGCATGCTAGATGGGGCGGCTTGCGGGGAGGGAGCGCCGCCTTGCCCCGCCTGACTGGCAGCGGGATTTTGCCCACCACTCGCCCCAG